GTCGCTACTCAGACAAGACAAACTCCTGAGCAAAATGCCGCCTTTGCCGAAATGAGGCGTAAAGCTGAAGCGGCTGAAAGAAAAGCGGCAGACCTAGAGGCACAACGTAGGCGTGACCAAGAGATTGCTCGTAAATACGGCAAGGAATATGGAGTCTACTCTGATGCTGACGTTGCCGCACAATATAGCAAGTCTCATGGAATTAACACAGTTGAGGAATTTGAAGCTGCTCTACAAAAAGAAGAGTACAAAGCAAAGGGTGTTGACCCCGATCTGATTAATGAACTCGTTGCGAATCATCCCGACATCAAAGCGGCAAAAGCGCAGCAGGGCCAAGCTGCAATTAACGCTGAGATTAAGGAGTTAGCAGACGAGTATCCGGATTTGAAGGTAAAGACATTAGCGGATATGCAAGCGTTACCGAACTTTGAGGCTATTAAGGAGAAGGCGTATAGAGGGATGACCCTTTTAGAAGCTTATGAGGCTGTTAATCGCGCTGAGATTCGCCAAAGAGCTAAGGAGGAAGGGGCGCAAGGGGCTATTCGCAATATCGGAAGTAAGGCTCATTTGGGGACAGAGAAGAGTGGAAATCAAGTACAGGGTAAAGAGGTTGAAGTCTCTGCCGAGAAGATGCGCGTCTGGAGGTCAATGTTCCCTGGAATTTCAGATGCGGACATCCGGAAAAAAGAGGCTAAGTATTTAAAAAAATAAAGGGGTGTAAATCATGGCATTAACAATCATTGGAAGCATTATGGGCTACGAACCAAAAATTATTAGTGATCTGTATATGACGGATTCCGAGGCTGCTGTAGTCGGAAGTGGTTATTACTTGTCTTCAGGCAGATGGACCAAGGCAGCGGCAGCAGCGGCGGTGGAAGCTGTTTGCTTAAAGGCGGCTGACGCTGGGACGGATGTTCTGGCTGTTATGGAGTTAGTAAAACCTGGGGATATCATCGAAGCAGATTACACAGGGACGGCTGACGCGGCGTTCTTACCTGGATTGAAGTTGGCTGTGTTGGATGCTAATGGGGCTAATGTGGCAAGTGCTACTGTGACGGGTGGGCATTTGAGAATCCTTAAAAAGGATGCCGTTAACCTGAAAGTACAAATGATTGCTGGCAAGAACATTTGCCAAGCGTAATGAAAGAAGAGGTGTATTGAAATGGGTGTATTGATTCAGAGTTCTGGTAATTTCCAAAAACTTGTAGGTGAGTATGAACATCCCATCTTAGAATATTGGGTAGACAAGTATGCTGATGCTATTAAGGACTCGATGATACCTGTACTTTGTTCCCAAGAACAATCGGATAATGCTACCGAGGCTATAGCTGAAATGGCCGGTTCTGTTGATTACAAACAGTGGGAGGGTGAATTTACTTACGGTGATGCCAAAGAATTAAACCCTCGTGTGTGGACACCTTTGATTTGGCAAGCGGGCCGTTCGTTTGACCGTTTTACACTTTCTAACGCAAAATTAATTAACATGAAAACTGACTTTAGTAAATTTGCTATTGGAGCAGCTAGAACGAGAGAGGCTTGTTTGGGTGGGCTACTTTCCAATGCCGACCAAGAATTTTATTCAGTGAACGGCGTAAATTTAAATTGGACGAAAGTCGGAAATGGTCTAACTTTGGCGAATTCTGCACATACAAGTGCAAAGGGAGAAACCCAATCGAACAAATTAGCGTTAGAACTCAATGAAGAGAATTTAGAAGCTGCTTGCCAAGCTATGTTTGATTTCAAGGACGAGGACGCTAACTCAGCCAACTTAAGCCCCGATACCTTAATAGTCCCTACTGCTCTTAGAAAAAGAGCATTAGAGATAGTTGGTAGTAGCGGTAAATCGGAAACATCAGACAACAACGTGAACGTATATGACGGGAATATGCGAGTTTTGGTTTACAAACAATTTCGCAAGCAAGCATCCAAGACTGCGCAACCGTGGATCGTCTGCGATAGCCAAATGGCGAAGGAATCACTCAAATGGATAAATCGCCTTGAATCTGGTGACGACTATGAGATAATCTCATGGAAGAATGAGGAAAAACAGACTTGGCAGATAGGTTCGATTTTATGGTACTCCTGCGGAGCTTACGACTGGAGACCTTGGGTCTTCTCAATCCCTTCGTAACATCAATATTCGACACTAAATACCGATAAAGAAAGGGTAACTATTAATTTAGCTACCCTTTCTTTTTATAAGCAAATCCTCTATTGCCTCATCTAGTAATTTAGATATCGGAACCTTCGTCTTATCAGAAAGCATCTTCATTTTTACCCATAATCCATTTTCCACAGAGTTTGCGATTGCCGTCCTGTTCCTTAATCCCCTATTCTTAGTAGTATCCATAGTTATCACACTCCTTTATGCATTATAACAAGTAACTACTTGCAATTCAAGTATATGTTTGATATACTACTAGTAGAACCTAGATATTGCAAGGGGTGGGTGAGTGCTGGATACTAAGAGGTGTACGGTTTGCGGCAGGGAATTACCAGTGAGAAGAGAGTATTTTTACGAACTTAACAGAAGGGGAAAGAAAGGTTTTAGGTCAAAATGCAGGGAATGCCTAGGCTATAAATTTCTTCCAATAGAACGTGAAGGATATCAGCATTGTAGAAAATGTGAAGTTGAGTATCCCTTAACCGAAGAATTCTTTAGCAAATCAAACACAACATTTACAGGATTTCTTAGAAGTTGTCGAGAGTGTCAAAGGGAAGTATCTAGGGAGTGGAGGGCTAACCATCCCGAACAAGTAAAAGAAAACGAAAGAAGACGATGGACAGAAAACACGGAACGAGAAAAAGCTAGGCATAAGGTGTACTACTATTCACACCAAAAAGAGAGAATAGCTGCGTCTGTGGCGTGGTGCAAGGCTAATCGTGCAAGAATTAATGCTAGAAGAAAGGAAAAGCGAGAATTAGACCCTGAGGGGTATCGTAATGATAATAAAAGATACCGTCTAGCTAATAGAGAAAAAAGGAAAGAGACAGCCAAAGCGTATCGCCTTAAAAATGCAGACGCGCTAAGGGAATCTGGTAGGGAGTACCGCAAAAAGAATCGTACTATCCTAATAGCCAAAAAGAGGACCAAGAGACTTAATCTAACTCCTGAAGAACGAGAAAAAGTACGCGCATATCAAAGGAAAACACAACCTCGCCACAATATGCAAACGGCGGCATATCGCTCTAAAAAGAAGGGTCTTATCACAACATTATCAAGAGAAGATTGGGTTCAATGTAAGGAGTATTTTAAACATCAATGTGCTTATTGCGGCAAAGAATTAAAGTCATTTGCAAAGGAGCATGTTATCCCTGTATCAAAGGGTGGTCCACTTGTTAGAACCAACATTGTTCCATCCTGCAAATCTTGCAATAGTAGCAAGATAAACAACGACATGGAACCATGGTATCGGACCCAACCATCCTTCTCCGAATCGCGTTTAGCCAAAATCAACAAATGGATAGGTTTTAATCCCAAAACTCAAACCCAACAACTCTCAGTATTTTAAAGGAGGATTTATTAATGAAAAAGGCAATGACTCCAAGACATCCAAGATGGAATGAATTTACTGAGAGATTGGAGGGAGCTGAGGGGATTAACTATCGAGTAGATGGAAACGGCAAGGGAGAATGGAAGTGCCACGGTAACCACAAGCTTGCAATATCAATACTGGAAACCATGGAAGACATCGACATACCTAAGAGTCTGAAGTATTTCGAGAAGCATGGTGGATATTGCGATTGCGAGATATTACTCAACGTACAAAAATAACCGAATACAACGAACAACAAAAAGCACTCCAATAGGGGTGCTTTTATTTTATGGAGGTGCATCATGCTACACACAGCAAACTCATCTGGCGTACAAGAATCCGTTGTACTCCCTAGTGAAACCCAAACCCTATCCAACAAAACCCTAACGGCCCCCGTTCTCACCCTTGGCGTAGCAACTCACAGTTATGGAACCGGTCATGCCGATTGGGCCTTAACAGCAGCAGAAATGAACGCCAACATTCTAACCGCAACAGGAACATCCGATGCAGGTTGTGCAGCAGTCGCAACCCCAACGGTCGGCAAGGTCTATATCCTCTCTAATGCAACGGGTCAAATCGTCACGATTAAAGCGGCCGGCAAAACAGGTATAGCAGTTGCCAATGGAAAAACAGCCATCGTCATGGGTAATGGCACAGATTTCGTCAGAGTGTCAGGTGACGCTTAATCTAAGGGGGCATAACGCTCCCTTTCTCTTTGGAGGTAATTATGTTCAACATCAAACCTGAAAATCTCGTAGGCGACACAAACAAACTCCTATTCGCCATTCTTGTAGAACTCAAACAACTCAACGAATCAGTTCAATCCCTCCGTCCAATCGCGAAGGACGTAGTTGTTGAACCTGAAAAAGTCGTAGAAAAAACAGAAAAGCCAAAACAACCTAAAAAGGGAGTGGTTAAACATGTCAATTCAAGACAGACAAGGAAATTATCAAAAGTATAATAGCGATGGGTCAACTCCTGTTGTGGTAGTTGGGAGTTTAGCGAAGGAACCTTTTAGTGGTTCAAGTAATAAAGAACATACATTCACGCAACCCATGAATGGATTTTCTATATCAAACGATGGACTATCTTCATTAACCTTTACAATCGGAACCGACACTTATACAGTTTTAGCAGGAGAAGTATTATCCTTATTGTTTTCTCCATTTACCGTAGTAACAGTAACCACCACGGTAGCTTATAGGGCTTGGGGGTTGATGTAAGATGGGGTTAGACAAAAACGCAATAGCAGAACTTAATGCGTATAAGAATGATAATTCGGCACAAATTGATTTTGTAAAACTCCTCCAAGATCATAATCAGGTATCTGATGTGATATATGTTAAAAAAACAGGCAATAAATTACTCAATGTATCAATACCTTATAGGGGCAAAAAAGCTGCTTGCTATACTATAGGATTACAAACTGATGTTGGGTCAGACGAGTACATGAAGATGATGGGTCTAAGCGTTGCTGAATTAGCACTTTCTAAAGATATGGATTCTAAAACAGGGACATGGGTTACAATTAATAATCAGAACTGGTATGCCTCGGTAATTGGTGCAACTCAGACAATTGAGTTCACTGGTACTGGGATTAATTTTAATTTCTTTTCTGATACTCGCGGGGGCATTTGGTCATTCGTTGTAGATAGTGGTGACCCTGTAGTCGTTAGCACGTATTCTGATCCAAGCGTAATGGACAATTATGCAAGTATTGCAAGTGGATTGACGTTAGGCTCTCATACCGTTGTGGCTACGTTTATGGGTGACGATCCTGCACACGTACCTTCAAGTGGGGTAGGTACGGCTAGAGGTTGGGCTAAACATACAGCGGTAGGATATGAGACTAAATTTACGTTTACAACATTCGGAAACCCTGATGGTAAAAATCCATATAAAGTGTTTGATGTTATGCCAGCATTAAGCAACACTGAATACGCAATCAACGCCACGATTTATGGCACAGAATTTGCTAGTCAGTTTTTCCCACAACACAACGGGATACCGACAGTTTTTGCGGTAGATCAAAATGTATACTTTGATGATGACTTAGTTACTACATGGACACCATTAGACATTGATGGCAAACCTTTTAAGTCTGTAAAAGTTGTGCAAAATATGCTTGCAAAACATCCTGACGACCCGACAAATCCTATAATGGAAATACGCACTATTCACACCTTTAACGCATTAGGCGTCTCTGTTGTAGTTAAAATCAAATTTTTGCGTAAATTGCTATTGGGTGGAAGTTTTGGGATGATGTTTCCAATATCAACAAGTTTCGGTAAGCAACTAATTACCAGTCGAGGTAATAGGTACGATTCCGTCCTTATAGATGGTACAACAAATGACCTTGTAACAGAAGGTGATAGTGCGACCAGTTTCGCTTTTATTAATAATACAGGGACATTGGGTGAAAAAGATATTGTAATGGCTGTTACTGTTTATGACCCAATTAGGACATATAGACATGGAAAAGTAGGTCAACAAACACCGTTATTAACTCTAAAACATAATGATACAACTTATCAAAAACTATATCCTCGTATTTATATGGATGGCACAATTATAGAAGTTGGCGATATTTATGAGGGTAGTTTTACGTTTAATATGGGAGAGTTGCCCATGGCGAGTGACATGCTTCCATAATGTCGCAATAGACGCATAATACGAGTTAACATATAACCTTCGCTAAAGATACACTTGTCCTAGTTCCCCAAGCCGTCCATTCGGGCGGTTATTTCTGTGCCTGAAAGAGGTGAAATGATTGATTAACTATGGTCAAGTCAGAACAGCAACCCTGAAGATTCTCGGAGAATTCAGCTCAAGGGGGAACGTTGTTCCGCAAAGTAAAAATGCTGATTTTAATTTTCAGATTCAACAAATTACGAACGAATCCATCATGGAATTAGCCTCCACAACAGCAAAACTCCCCAAAACCCTCCTCATCCCTCATAACCCCATCAAGAACTCTCTCTACGATGATACAAGCTCAATTCGACAGCATATTCCATCCATAGACTTTTCCATCGTACTAGGCAATGCGAAATCTGTCTCCCTCGAATCAACGGGTCCTGCAACCATCGTTATCGAAGAGTCTTCCGATGGCACAACCTACACCCCTCTCGAAACGATAACCATCGAATCATCTGTCACTACATTTGTGGAGTACAAGCGACTCATATCTCCATCATTGTCCACAAATACAGTGAGACTAAGGTTTACGGGAGATTATCTGTATTTATTCAGGAATTTCGTCCTCTACCCATACAGCTTCCCTGATGTGAATTCTATCCCTTCCCATTCCCCCTGGCGTAGAATTGAGACCCCTGATGATTTCCTCGACCTTAATTATGTGGAGATCAGAAGGGATGCTCGACAATTCCTTCCTTACAACAATCTCATTAAGACTCCTGAGAATGAACTTTTTTTTAACAATCTAGAAGGTCCTTCAGAGCTACTTATCCATTACTGGCGCAAACCTAATCTATTGACATTCACAGGTGTAGAAGCAACTGACGATGAGTTGGAGATTGATTTGAGGGATGATGCTGCGTTAATTTTGGCATACAATATAGCCGGAACCATCCAGAATAGTGAGGAAGAAGGCAGGGGCGATGGTTATTTAAAAAAATACACAGAGAAGCGAATGAACCTAATTTCAAGCAATTCTTCCCATGTCGGAACCATGGTAAATCTAT